TTGTCAGCATTGCTTGATGAGACTGAACTGACCAGCAGCGATTTCGCTACTGTTAAGGCTCTCTCAACTGGTGAGATTGACACTTTCCTTGGCTTCAAGTTCATCACCCTTGGCGATCGTGACGAAGGTGGTCTGCCGCTCCCATCAACCCGCACTTGCTTTGCGTTCCACCGCGATGCAATCGGTCTGGGCATCGGCATGAACCAGAAGTCTGAAATCAACTACGTTCCTGAAAAGACATCGTTCCTCGTGTCCTCAATGTTCTCCGCTGGCGCGGTTGCCATTGACGATGAGGGCATTGTCAAGATTTCAGCGACTGAATAGGAAGGAGTGTAAACAATGGCTTTCTCTTCAGCAGGATGGAACGTGATTGGTGCAGCCAAGTCTGGCAATGCTCCAAGCATGTACACTTACACATCAGCAGACGCAATCGCGACTGTGAACACATCTGGTTATTTCAATGACCTGTCAGACACAGTGGCAGTCGGCGATGTGATCTTTGTTCACGACAGCGCGACACCAACAATGTCAATCGTTGTTGTTCTGTCAAACGCCTCTGGTGTTGTCGATGTGTCAGACGGCACGACAGTGTCTGTCGCTGACGCCGACTAATCATAGCGGGGCCGGGCAACCGGCCCCCTTTCCCTTTTTTGGAGTTACGCGATGGCGGCTGGTGATACCAAACTATCAATTTGTTCTGATGCTCTCATCATGCTTGGCGCGGCTCCGCTCTCATCATTTGCCACCGGCACCGATGAGGCACAGGTCGCTGACCGTCTTTATGACGATGTGCGCGACACACTGCTTATGCAGTATCCCTACAGTTGGACGTTGAAAAAGGTGAAGTTGGCCCAGCTTGCTGACACGCCTATCAACGAATGGAAATACAAATACCAGATCCCCGGTGATGTGCTTGGCAACCCAAAGGCTGTTTTCAGTTCTGGCAGTGTTGGCGCAAATACTGTGCGCGACTTTGAGATCTATGCAGGCGGCTTGTACACAAATCTCGAAGAGGTTTGGATTGATTACCAGTACCGCCCAGAACCAGCCATCTTCCCGCCATATTTTGTGCGCCTGTTAAAGATGGCGCTGGCCGCTGAGTTTGCCGAGCCAATTACCGACCAGATCACCAAGGCCGATTATTACCACGGCAAGGCATACGGTTCGCCATCAGAAAACATGCGCGGCGGTTTGGTGCGCGTTGCCATCAACATTGATGCCGCTGGCCAGCCAACCCAGAACATCCAAGAGTTCCCCATTGCTGACATAAGGTACTAGCATGAGCCGCATCATTCAGATCCAGAATGACTTTACCAGCGGCGAACTAGATCCGAAGCTGCGTGCGCGTACTGACATTGCGCAGTACAAGTCTGGCCTGACGACAGCACGCAATGTCAGCATCCAGCCGCAGGGCGGTGCAAAGCGCCGGGATGGCACCAAATATATCGCCACGCTGGATAGCGGTGCAGGCACGGCTGTGCGGATGGTGCCATTTGAGTTTAGTGTGAATGACAGCTACATGCTAGTCTTTACGCCGGGCAAAATGTATGTGTTCAAGAACGGCGCACAGATCACCGACATCAATGGCAGTGGCAACGATTATCTGACGGTTGCCAGCTTGACCAGCGCAATCTTGCCTCAAATGAATTGGGTGCAGTCTGCCGACACCGTGATTGTCGTGCATGAGGATCTTGCGCCTACCAAGATCGTGCGCGGTGCGACAGATGCCGACTGGACAGCCAGCGTCATTGAGTTCGACCACGTTCCCTTGTATGCATTTGAACTAGATTTTCACAATCCGCAATTCACTATTACGCCATCAGCAATAAGCGGCAACATCACGATCACGGCGTCATCTGTGACCACAGATAACGGCACAGCGCAAGCTGGCGGGGCCAACACAATTACGCTGAAGGCGGCGTCTAGCTTTACGCTCGATGATGAGCCAAATGGCATGTTTATTGAGATTACGTCTGGAACTGGCTCTGGGCAAAAGCGGCATGTTGAGGACTATGTTGCGTCAACAAAAGTTGCGACAGTTTATCCGGCGTGGGATACCGCGCCTGATGCAACATCAAACTATAAGATTGTAGCATTCAATGATGCCGCCGTTGGTGAGTACGCTACGGCTGTAAATGGGTTTGGTCGTGCGCGTTATGTTGAGTTCGTCAGCGACACAGAGATGAAAGCATACGTTGAGATCCCATTTTTCGACACAAGTGCGATTGATGCTGGCGACTGGCAATCAGAACACGGCTATGAAGAGGTGTGGTCAGCAACACGCGGATATCCCCGGTCGGTGACTTTCCACGAGGGCCGGTTATTTTTGGGCGGCACTAAGAGCCGACCATCGACATTGTATGGATCTCGCGTGTCCGACTTTTTTAATTTCAACCCCGGCGAGGCGTTGGCAGATGATGGAGTGTCGGCAACACTTGACACCGGCACGTTTAACGCGATTGTCGATATCTTCTCTGGCCGTCACTTGCAAGTGTTCACGACCGGCGCTGAGTTCTATGTGCCGCAGACATTGGATGAGCCGATCACGCCAACCAACCTGATCGTGAAGCAGCAGACTGCGTTTGGCATGAAGCCCGGCATCCGCTTGCAGAACGTGGACGGCTCAACGCTGTTCATCCAGCGACAGGGCAAGGCCATTCAGGAATTTATCTACAGCGACAGCGTGCAGGCGTACACATCAGCCAAGATCTCGCTGTTGTCATCACATCTGTTGAAATCGCCGGGCGAGATGGCTGTGCGTGTTGCCACATCGACCGATGAAGGCGACCGGCTGATGATCGTTAATGACGATGATGGCAGCATCGCGTGCTATACGTTGTTGCGCAGCCAGAACGTGATCGCGCCGTCTGAGTGGACCACTGATGGTGAGTTCCTGAACATCGGGGTGGATGTGGACGACATATACGTTGTGGTCAAGCGCACAGTGAACGCGGCTACGGTTTACTATGTGGAACTGTTTGATGCCGACACACTGCTCGATTGCGCCAAGACTGGCGGCGCTGCCAGTTCTGTCACGATGGACCATCTCGAAGCGGCCACAGTCAAGATCATCCGCGATGGTGTCATCGAGCCGGATCAGACAGTGCCGGGATCGCCTTACACTGTGACGTTTGCCACAGCGGCCTCTACAAGCTATCAGGTTGGCCTCAACTTTACGCCGGAGGTAAAGACACTGCCGGTTGAGCCAAACCTGCCCAGCGGCTCTCTAAAGGGCTTTAAGAAGCGTATCTTTGAGGTTAATGCCGAATTGTTTGAGACGCAGGCAATGACGATTGAGGGCAAAGAGGTGCCGTTTCGCAATTTCGGTGCGGCTGTTCTTGATGGCGCGGTTGATGAGTTTACCGGCATCAAGACATTGCACGGCATTTTAGGGTATACTTATGACGGCCAGATCACGATTGGTCAGGATGTGCCGTTGAAAATGACATTACTTGGGATCGATTACAAAGTGAGCGTGGGGCAGTAAGATGGCGGCGATACCAGCGGCACAGATAGGATTGGCATTAGCAGGCGCAAGCGCGTTTATGCAATTGCGTGGTGCGCAGGCGCAGGCCAAGGGCTTGGCGGCGCAAGCTGGCTACACCCGGATGCAGGCCAAGCAGGAGGCGATCAAATACAAGCAACAGGCTGTGGCTGTTTTGGACAACATCCTGCAAACATCTGCCGAGGTTACGGCTAGAGCCGGGGCTGGCGGCATTGATCCATTCAGTGGGTCTGCCGGTGAATTGCAGACTTTGGCATTGGCCAAGGGTGCGCAGGAATTGTACACCGTCAGGGATAACGAATTGATTGCACTGCGCGGCGGTGAATTGCAGGCGCAGCAGTTTATGCTGCAAGCGCGTTCTGCCAAGCAGGCTGGCTTTGCGGCTGCTATTGGCACGCTTGGCCAAGGTTACATGATGAAAGCGAGTATTGGATAATGGCTAGATTGCCGCGATACAGACCACTAGGCATTGGCGTGACCAGTTTGCCCGGCGTCAACTTTGCGGCGACTGGTCAGGCAGAGGCGCGTGTTGCGCAGACAATTGCCAACAGCTTAGACCGCATGTCCAGCTTTGCGTTTCGCGAGGCTGAGACGCAGGCCAAGATTGAGGGCGCTGAGTACGGCGCTGGCAATGCGCCTACAGCGCAGCAATTGATGGATGCGCAGACACCGGCAGACCTTGAGGCATTGGTTCCCGGTGGCACCGGCACAGTGCGCGATCGTGCCGCCAGAGCGGCAGCGCTTGATGCTATCTCCACAAATCTGGAAACATCTGCGCGTGAGCAGATCACTGCTTTGCGGCTGAGTGCGGCTGAAACAAATATGCCAACAATGGAACTGCAAAGCGAGATTGATGCAGTGATTAACGGCTATGCTGGCACATTGTTTGACATCAGCCCAACGTCTGCGCGGCAATTCAGGGCATCTGTTGCGGCGATTGGCAACACTGCTGTTGTGACGCACGCAAACAAAATGGCAGCAGCCGCAGAAGCTGAACGCAAAATTCAGGCAATCAGAGGCATCGACACAACCATATTAGGCGTGGCTGAGATTGTTGAACGTGGTGACATTATTTCCCCAGATACTGGTCTGCTGGTTTCTAGAATGAGCGATGTGCTGGCGGGTGAGCGCAATGCAATATTTAAAATAGCTGGAGATGCGCTTGACCCAACCCTGCTAAACCAAAAGCTAGAAAGTTTTGACAAAGCTGTAGATGATGCAATCATTGGCACGGTACGCGATTATGTGGTTGACGATCCACTGATCCGACAAGTTGAGGTAATGTCGGGCAAGATTGCTGACAAAAGGATTGCAGGCATATATAGCCAAATGAACCCAGAACAGCGCCGCGCTGCAATTGACGCGTCATTTGAGGTCGCATCTAGGGATCTGTCACACGAAGCAGCGCTTGAAAGAAAAGCCGAAAGCATGAGGAAGAGCGCGTCCATTGGGTTGCGTGGTGACATTGCGATGGAAATGAATTACCCCGGCAGCACCGGCTCAACGCTTGACGAATTGTTGGACCGTTTGAAAGACGTTGATGCAGAGGCACATCTGGTAATGCAAGATCGCGTGCTATCAAGTCCAGCGGCTAATGATGCAAACACAGTTATTGCGCTGAACAAGATTGAGGCTATGGGCCAAATGACCCATCAGGTTCTTTTGAATGCGCTTGATGCTGGTAACATCACGTTTGCAGAATACAGCAACCGCTTTGATCGGCTTGAGCGGTTAAATGATGCAGATTTCTCAACAGCCGTGACATATATCAAAAACGCCATTAACCCGGTGCCAAACATTTTTGGCGGTGGGGATGATGAGGCGAATAAGCAGATCGGCGAAATCACAAACGAGTTAATCCTTGCCCAACGCAAAGACCCCGGTCTTGATCCTGTTGCGTGGGCGCAAAACAGATTAAAGGATTTGCAGCCAGCCGGGCCAACTGCAAAACAGATTGCTGATGCGCAGGCAATTGTTTCCGCATATGCAAGACAGAATGGCGTTGGCGATGACATTGCGTCTGTTGATGCCGCAATCCAAGAAGAGATTAGCAGCGGGAATAGAGCAGAAGGGATTAGGCGCACCCAGCCAATAATGAATGCGCTGGATATATTGAAGAGGGCGCAGCAACAATGACAACACTACGCGATGAGATGATGGCGTCCTATTACCTGTATGAGAGCGGGGCCAGTTTAGAGATTGCGCGGGATGAGCGGGGTGGTGTTCGATTGCAGCGCGTGCCAGATCCTGCGGCTGAAGCTGCCGCGCTTGGCCCCGGCGCATATCGCGATCCATATGCTATATCTGAGGCGGCTGGTGCGCCTGTATCTGAACAAGAGGTCGCTGGCACTATGGGCGGCGTGGTTCCCGGTGCGGCGATCGGCGCAGCGACTGGCATACAAGACATTGGCGCACTTGCTTATGGTGGCATCAAGGCAGCTACAGCAGAAGAGGGCCAGCGCATTGATGAGTTTCTAAAGGGATTTCAGGCAATCTCTGGCGTTATCGGTTCTGAAAAAGCGTTTGAACTTTACAACGCGGGTGTTGATGCGCTGCCAATCAGTGATGAGGCAAAGCAAGGTTTGCGGCAAGGCGCAATGGTTGGTGAGGTTATCGGCTTTGGCGGCGCGGCTGGTGAGGCTGGTAAAGGCGTTGCCAAGGGTGTGCAGACATACGCCGCAGGCGCACCGCAACGCATAGCCGACCGCACAAGCGGCACGACACTTGGTATGGGCGCTGACCCAACAGCTATGGTCGATGAGGCTATTGTCGCTGGGCAGAAGCTACTCAAAGAGGGCAAAGGGCCAACCGCCGAAAGCCCTGTTGCGGTTGTGCCGCCAACTGAAACTGAGCCGGGCATCATTGCTTTCCACGGTTCTGGCGCAGACTTTGACCAATTTACGTTAGAAAAGATTGGCACAGGTGAAGGCGCACAAGCGTATGGATATGGCTTATATTTTACTGACAGTGAGGATATAGCCAAGTTTTATAGAGATGCTGTTGGTGGCGCAAATGTTTTGAAAAGAGCCGAAAATATAAAAATTGCAAACCCTGATGGGGGGCAAGAAACAGCCGCTAACTTTAGTGGTTTTAGGAACAAGTTTGCTAAGTATTATGGCGACAATGCAGCTTTGTTTGCTGATAGGTATTTAGGGCAGTTTACTATTGAGCCTGATGCGTCTGAGGATGTCTTGATACAAAGGGCGATTGATACAATGAATGCGGTCAAGGAGTCTGATAAAATTCCTGACAACCCAAAAGAAATTATATCTAAAATCACTCTACCGGACAGGGGGAAAATCTACAAAGTTGGTCTTGAGCCAAAGCCAGAGGATATGCTGGATTATGAAAAGTCCATATCAGAACAATCTCAAAAAGTGCAGGATGCTTTGTATGCAAATGAAGGAATAGCCAGCATTATAAAAAGAAAACAAAAAGAAGATCGACTCCCCCCAGAATTTTATACAGGTGAAGAACTTTACGCTGATTTGGCAGAAAATTTACAATCGGCGCAAGCCGCGTCTAATGAGCTTGCTGATGCTGGCATCTTGGGCCTTAAATATACCGCTGCTGGGTCGCGTGGGGCTAATATTGACGCGGCAGACGTAGAAAAGAACTATGTCATCTTTGACGATAAAGCGATCAGGATATTAGAGAAATATGGTATTGTTGGGCCTGTGGCTGTGACAGCCATTGCTGGCGCACAACAGCAAGAGGGCGATGACAATGGCGCGTGATATTACAGAACAGCTTGACGAGATGGCGCAAAAGGACCAGTTGCGCCAAGATCTGTTTGCTGAACCAGAGCCGCAACAAGTCGCGCCAACAGAGGTTGTCCAAGAAGAGGCAAGCATCGCCGAGCAAGTTCTTGGGCCATCACAAGTTGCGGCTGTTGATGATCCCGCCGTTGTGCAAACTGCTGTCCTTGACGACATTGTTGTAGGCATAGCTAAAGGCGTTAAGAGCCGGGTGCGCAAAGCTGAAGAGGCTGTGCTTCCCCCATTGCCTGATGAGGCTATCCAAAAGGCCGGAACAGCCACCATCATTCGCCCGGCGACTGAGGATGAGGTTGCGGCTTTGGCTGAAGCCACTGGCGGTGAATGGACCAAGGGCATCAATTTCCCAGCCATAGCCGAGGGCTTGGACGACTTTGATATGGCCGACCATATGGCTAGGATCAAAGACGCCAACCAAGAACTGTTTGAAAAAGCCCGGCGCGGCACAATGACCTTTGACCAGATCAAAGAACTTGCTGCGAAATACGGTATGGACGACATGATTGCTGAGTGGCTGGTGCGCAATCCCGGCTCTGGCACGACTGGCGAAAAGCTGCTTGGCGGTGTGATGGCCGTTGCCAATTTGTTGCATCACACAAGATCCGAATGGACAAAGATTGCAGACATGCCGGTTGGTGAGGCTAGAGATGCGGCTATACGCCGTGCCTATCAGATGCAGAACGTCACAGCGGCTATGATGGCCAACGTCTCTGGCGCAGGCTCTGAGGCGGCGCGTAGCTTGTTTGTGCTACGCGAGGCGCAAAAGGGGCTGGACATCGACTTTGCCCGGCAGTCTGAAGAGATGATCAACCTGTTTGGCGCTGAGACGGTTGAGGATATGGAGTATATGGGCCAGCTTTATATGGCCTTGCCAAGCCCTGCGTCCAAAGCATCGTTCATCAAGAACGGCATGAACAAGGCAATGGATATGGTTGTCGAGGTTTGGATCAACAGCATTCTGACTGCGCCTACTACGCATATGGTTAACGTAGTTGGCAACTCTGTCTTTATGGCAACCCGCGTGGTTGAGCAAGTTCCGGCTGCGGCATATGGAGCGGTGAGGACTGCGATAACTGGCGCAAGAGACAAGGCCCGGTTCCGCGATGTGGTCAATTCCCTTGAAGGCATCCGCAAAGGTTTTCTTGATGCAATGATTGTGTCTGGCAAAACACTGTTCACCGAAGAGCCGTCTGACATTGTGTCAAAGATTGATGTGCGCAATCGCCGGGCCATTGGCACAAGTGGCGATCCCCGCGTTATCATCGATGAAATTAGAAGCGGCAACGCTGGTGCTGCTGCCGTCAACATGCTTGGCATTAGCGCAAGAATGGGTGGCCGGTTCCTTCTGGCAGAAGATGAGTTCTTCAAGGGTGTCGGCTATCGCATGTCTTTGCATCAGATGGTCGGAACCCGCACAGCCAATATGTATGATGAATTGGTGGCCGCTGGCAAAACGCCACAAGAGGCCAAGCAGATGGCGGCGGCTGAAGGCGCACGCCTGATGGCCAACCCGCCAAAAGGTTTGGTTGAGGATGCGCGTGATGCCGCAAGGCAGATGACGTTCCAAGGCGATCTCGATGGGTTCCTTGGTGATATGCAGGGCGGCATGTCGCATCCTGTTGCGAAATTGTTTGTGCCGTTTTACAAGACGCCAACAAACGTGATGAAAGAAACAATGGTCCGCAGCCCATTGATGCTGGCATATCCCGGCTTCTACAAAAAGCTGGCGGCTGGTGGCCGTGAGGCTGATATTGCGTTTGGTCAAGTCGCTACCGGGTCGATGATCTCTAGCGCGTTTGCTTATATGGCAATGGGCATCGATGACCCAGACAAAGAGTTGATCATTATGGGTTCTGGGCCACCAGATCCAGAGGCGCAACAAGCAATGATGCGAAAGGGCATCCAGCCATTCTCGATTAACTTTAAGAATGAAGATGGCACCTACACATCGGTCACTTATTCACGGCTCGATCCTATCTCCGGCATGTTGGCTATGGCGGCTGACTTTGCATATTACGCAAACTATGAAGAGGATCAGGCAGTAATTGATCGGCTGGCTATGGCTATGACAATGAGCCTCGCTGAGTATACGCTGGATATGCCGTTCTTGCAGGGCGTGCAGGAATTGACGCGGGTCTTTACCAACGCTGATCCAATGATCCGGCAAGAGCAGTTTATGGAGATGATCGGCGGCAAGGTTACTGAGGCTGGTCTGGCATTTGTGCCGGGCATGTCATCATTCTCTGCTGGCATAGAGCGGATGCAAGATCCGACTGTTTCATCGCCTATGCTGCCAGAGGCCGGTTTGATTGGCGAAGATCCGACACAACTGCCAGCATTCATGCGCGGCTTTTATACTGAACTGCAACGCGCCAAGGGCCGCAATCCATTCTTCAGCGACAGCGTGCCGCCAAAGCTAAACCTATGGGGCGAGAAGATCACTGCTGGCAGCGGTGAGGGCTGGGAGTTCTGGTCGCCTATCCGCGTGCAGGACACCAAATTTGCGCCGATCGATGATGAACTGATGGCGCTTGGTGACGGCATCAAAATGCCAAACAAAAAGATCAGCGGCGTGCGGCTAAATGCAGTGCAGTACAATAAGTGGCTGACCACTATGAACAGTATGGATAAACGCGGTCGTATGCCCGGTGATGCCGGTTATGATGTTGGCCAAACTATGTTGCCGTTATTGATGGATATAATCGGCACAGAATACTATCAATCGCTGCCCACCAAAGAAGATAAGCTGGACAAGATCACAACGGTTGTTGGTACGTTCAAAACAGCGGCACGCAAAATGCTGGTTGCTGGCGATCCAGATCTGGCTGTTAAGATTATGGCCGCGCAGTGATCTGGCAGAAATGAGGCTGATGATGTATAATGCACACAACAAAATGAGGCACAGAGATGGCTGACTACAACATTAATGCAATCACGCGCCGGGTCGTGTTCACTGGTTCAGCCGGGCTTGGGCCATACGCCTTCACGTTTGAGGTGTTGGACGAGAACGATGTTGCGGTGTATTTCAACACCACGCTGCTGACGCTGACCACAGACTACACTGTGACGATCAACGCCAATGGCACCGGCTCAGTGACGATTGTGACCGGCAGTTCTGTACCATCAACGCCAACTGCGTCTGACAGCATCATCATCGTTGGCGCACGCGACATCGAGCGCGTAACCGACTTTGTGACAGCCGGTGATCTGCTGGCATCCAGCCTCAATGAGCAGCTTGATGCGCTCACCATCTTTGATCAGCAGCTTGCCGAAGAGAATGCCCGGACACTGCGTGCGCCTGTTTACGACCCGGCCCTTGTGGCTGACGGCGGCACGCTGGACATGACGCTGCCTGCCAAGGCGGCGCGTGCTGGTAAGTACCTCCAGTTTAACAGCACCACCGGCAACCCAGAGGCCGGGCCTGACAGCACCGATGTGACGGCGTTGGCTGACATCGCCACCGATATTGCTACGCTGGCAGACATTGAGGATGGCACCGATGCCACTGATGCCATTCAGACAGTGGCTGGGATCTCAGCCAACGTCACGACAGTCGCTGGCATCGCATCAAACGTCAGCACAGTGGCTGGCATCCAAGCGGATGTGACGGCTGTTGCTGGCGATGCCACTGACATCGGAACCGTTGCCACCAACATTGCGTCTGTCAACACTGTGGCTGGCAACATCAGTGAGGTTGTTGCTGTTGCCAACGATCTGAATGAAGCGGTGTCCGAGGTTGAGACGGTAGCCAACGATCTCAATGAGGCGGTATCGGAGATTGAGACGGTTGCGGCCAGCATCGCCAATGTCGACACGGTTGGCACCAACATTGCCAACGTCAACACCGTGGCTGGCAATAACGCCAACGTCACAACGGTTGCTGGTATTAGCGCAAACGTCACAACCGTGGCTGGGATTTCTGGCAACGTAACTACGGTTGCTGGCATCAGCGGCGATGTAACTACGGTTGCGGCTGATGGCACTGACATTGGGACAGTGGCTGGTGCAATCAGCAATGTTAACACTGTCGCTGGCATCTCAGGCAATGTGACAACCGTTGCTGGGATTAGCGGCAATGTTACGACCGTTGCGGGGATTAGTTCTGATGTGACGGCTGTCGCAGCAGATGCGACTGACATTGGTACGGTAGCCACTAACCTTACTGGCACTGACACCATCGGCACTGTCGCTACCAACATTGCAAACGTAAACTCAGTTGGCGGTTCAATCTCTAATGTCAACACCGTTGCGACTAACATCTCATCGGTCAACGACTTTGCTGACAAGTATCGTATTGGCGCATCTGACCCAACAGTGGACAACGATGAAGGTGATTTGTTCTACAATACCACCACAGACACGTTGAAGGTGTACACTGGTGCTGCTTGGGAGCAGGGTGTAACGGCTGGCTCTGGCTTCTTGTCCACAACTGGCGGCACGATGACAGGCGACATCACCTTGTCGTCTGCTGACATCACAGGCACAGGCAACGTGGACATCACCGGAACGCTGACTGCGGATGGGCTGACTGTAAATGGAACCGCGCAGATTGAACGCAGTGGTTCTTCACCTTTGTTACAGTTTACCGACACTGGCGTTAATAGCCGTTGGATAGGATTGGTGGATGGAACAAGTAATTTTACCATCTACGGAACTAATGGGGTAACTCAAGAATTAACGCTAGACGCAAGTGGCAACGTTGGTATTGGCACTGCGTCAGTAGACAATAAACTGCATTTGGAAAACGCAGGAACCCTATACCTTCAAATCGAGAACACCAGCACCGCCAACAAGTTTTATTTAGGCAACTCTGGTGGCAACGCAATTTTGGAATCTACTGGTGCTTACAGTATGAATTTCAAAACGAACGGCTCAGAGCGTATGCGCATCGACAGCGCCGGAAAAGTGGGTATCGGGACGAGCGGTCCTGTAACTGGATGTCAGCTAACAGTAGCAAGTGGCGGTCTTGCAGTAACAGGCCAAAATACTGCTCACGGAGCCAATAGCATACGAATTGGACAAGAAGGTTCTGGTGTTGCACAGATTCGGTGTTATGGGCCAGATGCCAGCACAAACGGCCAACTCTCATTTAATGTTAGCGAAAGCGATGGCGGAGGCGTTGGCGAAGCAATGCGCATCGACAGCAGTGGCAATGTGGGCATCGGCACTGCGAGTCCTAGTGCGCCTTTGCACACCATTGGTGTAAATGGATTGCCTGCAACATCTGGTACAACACAAAACAATGCGCTTAGAATTGGTGCGCCCAGCACTAATGTTGTTTTAGACGCATCAAGTAACGGCGGTGTTGGTACTTGGCTACAATCAACAAATCAAACGGACTTGAGTTTAAATTATCCTCTGCTTTTGAACCCTAACGGCGGCAACGTGGGCATCGGCACTGCGGCACCATCTAGAGCGATTCATGTTGTATCTTCTGGCTTAAATATCGCAACTTTTGAAGCGTCAAATGGTGATTCCAT